ATAATGAAGGTAAAATAATACCTTTTCCCGAAACAACGAGTAATAAGACCCCCGACAAAGAGCCAGACAAAGATCCCGACATACCGCCGTCAGGAATAGGTGAAGTATTAGATTTAATGGAAGAAAGAAAAAGCAAAGAGAAACCAAAGGGAATATCTCTTTTTGCTAATACTTATGACGGTAAAGTAATGGAAAATGTATTTAGATATTTTACAACTTTAGGAGAGGATGTAAGACAAACTTTGTCAGGTGTCATGAACACTCCTATTGAAAAATTAGAAGAGATTTTAAAAAAAGCAGATCCTTATGTCTTGAGGCCTAATAAAATATTAGACCTTAATCAAATACAAGAAATTTATGATAAAGACACTAATCGACCTTATGAAGGAGAGGGATCTTTTGAAAACTACTTAATAGGTGTAGATAAAACTATAGATAACATAGAGAATAATTTAAATAAAATTGAAAATAAATATGGCGAAAAAATTGCTAATAAAGAAAGTTTTAAAGGGGTTAAAAGTGATTTAGAAGCTTTCAAAAATGCGAGAAAAGATGAATCTAAATTTAGGTCTTTAAAAAAAGATTTTAATTTTTATGTTAACAAAATGAGCGACGACTTACAAAAACTAGGTGAAGAATANGGTGAAGGAGATAAGTTAATTAAAACTGTTGCAGACTATTTTAAAGATTATAAATAAATTAATCTTTTTCTTTTCTACTGTCATACAACTGATCGCCAATTGCATAGATCATAATACATAAAAAACCTAATAAAATCGTGATAAGTAGTAAGAATATAATTATTAGTATGTGAAACAATCGCAGTCCTCCAAGTCAAACTCACAAATAGGGCAGACCTCTGGTATGACTTCTTCTTCCATTAAATGAAGTCCTCTACTATAATAGGTGTTCTTTTGCCTATATAGGCCCCTAAAACGTTAAAATCGAGGTATTCTATCGCCTCTTCTACATCCATCTCATCTCTACTGACCAAGATATCTGTCATTTTCTTTTTACTATAAACTAGTATGTCGTCCATGCCACAACGCGAACCCACGCCCAAGATAGCGTCGTCAAAGCCGTCCCATTTAAGTAAATCGTCGTCCATTACGCAAGACTTGCCATAAGCTCTGACATTTTCTTCGCGCGATTTGGGGTCTGTTTGGCCCAACGCGAATCGAGCATTTCGGCCGCAGCGGTTTTATAATCTGGCGGTGTATTCTCTTTTAACGCTGACCACATGTTACGGAACTTACTCACGCCAGTTTTTCCTAGCTGAAATACCATCTCAACTAAGATCTCTTTGCATTGATCATGGACCGTATACTCACCGAGTAATTCTTCTGCTCCTGATATGGCGTTCTCTAAATCTTTTTCTAGTATTTCCATTAAAAATTGTTCGTCGTATTCTTTATCATCTTCCCAAAAATCTTCGACGCAGAGGTGGCCCACTCCCACAGTTCTCTTTCCCAATGTGTCGAGGTACACTTTGTTGCGGTAACCTTCATGGTCACGTACTGATTTTAATAGTCTTTGCATATCCATTTTATTCTATCCTTTTATTTTCATTTCTTTTCATGTCGACAACATCACTTATCATTTTAGAAAACTCTGTTGCTTCTTGTTCGTTTTTAAATCCTGTTAAAAAATCACCTTTATCAAGTGCATATTGTAAAGGATCATCAACCTTTGTTAATTTACCGTCAATCATTCTCATGGTCGGCACTAGATATATCTTCCCGTCTTGTTCAAATGATGAAGTTCTAATCGTTTCATTTGCCTCTGTTGTCGGAGTGCTTTTATCTATAGCTCTTTTAAACCACGACATACTTGTATAATCGTTTTTATCCGCCATTAATTTCTCTCCATTCTATGTATATCTAAAAATGCTATGGACTTCACCCAGCCTGACGGAATAATAATGTGACGTCCGCCGTCTTTTTGATCGTCAAACTCCGAGTAATCTGCCATAATTATTGTTTTTTCTTTGTCCTTGTATATCATCCACCCCATTGAATGACATAGCGCCAACTTTTCTTTCTTGATGTCGTCTATACCATGCCAACCTGACTCTCCATCTTTGGCGTCGTGCCACGAAACAAGGACCATGGGGTAGATACTCTCGCTTTGTGGCTTTTTTTTCATAACACACTTTATATCATTTTTGTGGGCTAATGCTCAATGAAAATGACCTTGAAGAAGGGGTCGTGTATTATAGAAAGGAGGAATCGTCATTAGCCCTATTTAAATATAACTTTTTAGGAATTATTGTCAATAATGAGTTTTCCTATAGATATTTTAAACTGAAAGTGATTTATGTTTTTTCAAATTCGACAAAACAGAGGTAACCACGTAACCTGAGTCAAAAACCATTGTAAATCAACAATAGTACGGTTACTTCTATGACGTAACCACAGGTAACCACAGGTAACTCACTCTATATGTCTTTTTTGAACTGAAAGTAGTATTATTAATTATAATATTGAATTAAAAAATTCTATACAGAATTGTAAAAGTGTATTAAAGTGAAAAAATGCCTAAGATTAAAAATGGTGAACTGTCACCTAAACAAAAGAGATTTGTTGAGATATTTGTAAAAGAGAATGGTCGTTTGACCGCCACAGAATGTGCAAGACAAGCTGGATATTCTGAGCGTTCAGCGGTATCTCAAGCTTGTAATTTAAGAAACCCTAAATACTTTCCCAATGTCGTCAAAGCTATTGAGGACTTACAACGAGAGTATGCAGAGGCTAGTAAGATTACTTTTGTCAGCCACCAGCGTGAGCTATCAAGACTGAGAGAACAAGCCGTTGCTAATGGTCAGTTGGGTCCAGCAGTTCAGGCAGAGTATCGTCGTGGTCAGTTAGCTGGTTTTTATATCGACCGCAAAGAAGTTGTGACCGCCTCACTTGACAACATGACTAGACCTGAGTTAGAAGCCAAGTTAAAAGAGATTAGAGATCACAACGTCATTAACGGCGAGTCTATTGGCATGGAAGTTAAGACTATTGATTATGAGGATAACTAAACTACCTTTTAACTATAAATTTGATAAATTTTATCATTAAAAACCCTAACTTATAAAATTTAACCATAAAATAAGAAAATGTAAAAAATACGCAAAAATACTCTATAAAACCCCAAACTACATTAAAAACCATAATCTTTCCTTTCTATTTACTGACCTTATAATCGTCCTGAGTAAAGCTATCATAATCTTTGGTGGCATTGTACTTACATTGAGCAGAACACCACCTTTGAAACTTACTCATGTATGATTCTTTGTTGCAATGATAACACTTTCGCTTCATTAGTTTCTCACCGCTATTTTTTTTGATTATGTAGTCAGGTTGTACATTATCGTACGAATACTTGCCCTTCATTAGTTTATAAATCCTTGCGCTATCATCATTCTGTACAATCCCTCTAACTTATCAATCAACTCGTCATACTTCTTTCTGTCAGGGGTATTGTCTGGGGCGTGTTTATCTCGTAGCTTCTCAATATCCTTGACTATGTCCTCTATCCTACTGTTCACTTTCATTTTCCTCAACCACTGTAAATTTATGTGTGTAATCATCACAACCCTCAGGAGTTACCCTGATAGTTAAATTACCATTATCATAGTCTGACATTTCCAATCTTATGTCATACCCTTTAAAGTTTAACCAAGTCACATCTTCATTGATGTCCTCTACATTTTTTAAATTACTCATTTTCCTTTACCTCTTCTACTTCAATCCAATCTGATCTTATCCTACTTTCCATTTGTGGGTCAGATGTCATAGCTAATTCAATAGCTTTCTCTTCATCCTCTGTATCAATAACCCACTCATCTTGCATAACATATTGTTGTATTACTTTATATTTCATTTTCTTCTACCTCCTCTATTTTAATGGCTTCCATTATTTTTTCCCAAGCCTCTTCTCTTGATGACGCGTCTATCTCCATACCAGCGATAAACTCGTCGTCATTATGTTCGCCGTCAAGATACAATTCACATTTAAAAATTTTCATTCTTTCCTCCTCTTTCTGTTGCTCGTCCATTATCCAATCTTTAAATTTACTCATTCCTCATAACTCCTTTCTGAATCATAAAATAATTCTGACATATCTATTTCATGATTAAAATTAATTTTTTTAGCGTCGCAAAAATGTCTTAGATCACAGAGGACATCTGCAACACGATAATATTCATCTTCTCTATCTTCGCCCCTTAAACCCAAAAGATTTTTAATTTTCTTCACTCTGTCTTTGTTGTTCATTTTTTACTCCTTATATAATTATCTCAAATTTATAGGACTTTATATTATTGTCAAATTATTTTTATTAACTACTTGCAATTTTATGGGAAATGATTATATTAATATCAGATCTAGGTTTGTGATGTAGATCGCATGAGTGTGTAAGAGGATAAAAGAGGCACTCAACAAAAAAGCTCTTAAACCAAAAGAAAGGAAAAAAATATGGGAGATAGAGTAAGTATATCATTTAAGGATAGTGACGGAGGAGAATCTCCAGCACTATTTCATCATTGGGGCGGAACGGATTTTCCTAAAAATGCTTTAGCGTGGTTTAAAGCATTTAAAAGTAAATCTGAAGCCGAAAGTAAAGCTAATTGGAGTACCCCCATAAGCAGATTAGAGGCGAGAATAATGTTAGCTCAATTTTTATCTTATTTGGGAAAAGAAAAAGTTGAGCGTCAAGTTAAAAAACTTGTTTATAATGACGACGACAATCTAACATCAGGAGTAAAAGAAGTTCTTTATGATGAAGATGTTTTAAGTGACAGTATTTATATGGGGGTTGATAAAAATGACGGCGATAATAGTGATAATGGTCATTATGTTATACATACTGATACCGCTACAATGGAAATAGCAAAAAGACCTATGGAGGACTACGAGTAATATTTAAAAGTTTGCGGTCAACCTTTCTTTATCTTCGCAAATCATGACCGCGAGAAAAGGGCGAGTTTATTTGTTCTCGCCCTTTTTTAATTCTTGACTTCTTATCCTAATAATTTATATTTTTATATTAATAAGAAAGGAATATAATATGACTAAATATTGTAAGACTTGCGGAAGTTCTGTTGGCACTTATAGCTATGGTGGCGCGAACTATTGGCGGAGTAGCAGTTATGTTTTTAAGAGGTCAGGTAAGATTGCAAAAGATAATGTAATCAAATCTATCCCCAGCGAATATAACCCTACATATAATGAGAGCGAAAAAAAAGTTGAGTGGCAAATACCACACAATGAGGAGGCGGTTGGAATGTTTTGTAAACTGAATTGCCTCTATACTTTCATGGAAGCTAGAAATCGAGAGATTAATAGTATTCCTGATTTACATTATCTGAACGGAGGTACAAACAATGACAGATAATCGACTAAGACTTAACAACTCTAAAAGAGTGGCGTTGAAAAAAGAACATTGGCGTGTAGTCAATCAAACGCCGAGTGAATTAAAAGATAATTTACTCAGCGCGAGTACAAGGTTTTATTCAGCGCAACAAGACGCTCATAAGATCATAGAGGCTGAGGTTGAAAAAAGATATCCCAAGGCTGATCGTGATGTAATGAGAAAATATAATGGTGGCGGTGGTTATAGTCATAGAAATTTTACTATGAACGATAATTGCTTCACTATTAAAAATGTTCAATCTGAAGCTGGAGATGAAGTAAGGATTGATTTTGATTTAGGTCATGCTTTATCATGTGCTTTAAATCATGATAAACTCATGGCGAATAAATTAAATCCTTTTGTTGAAACTGAGTGTGATCGTCAGGGCGGAGTAAATAATCCAACGATAAATACTGACCGCAGTAAAAATGAAAATTGGTTAAGGGATAACTTTAATCAGTTCATGTTATCTTATCGCGGTGATAGTGATCCGTCAAATCCATTTGGATTAGAGGTCGTTAATACGGGCGGTTGTCATACTCGCGCTTATGGAGTTCAGGATTGGCAATGGCAAATCTTGATGAACTATGAACAGTCAAAAAAAGATGTCCTACAAGCTCATAAGCATTATTACTCATGGTGTAAAGATAGTCAGGACACAATGGCAACAGTCATTGATCAGGCAAAATACTTAGACGAAGTTCAAATGTATTGGACTGATGTCGAAGATAGTATTTTAGTCGGCGAAGATAATTTATCGACTAATCTCGCGGTCATATCAGAGGACAGATTGCAGAAGCTAAAAGATATGGCGTCCAGCAGAAAATCTAAAAAATCTGATGACTATATAGTGGCGGTGAACGAAAGCCAACAACATTTAAGCTAATATTATTCTCACAGTCAAAAAAGGGCGGTATCATCACCGCCTTTTTTTATGTCTTGAATTTATCCTAAGATTTCCTATATTAATACCATGATTACCAAATATGAAAATGATCGTTTAATCGCCTATAATAAATTTGTTGAGCGTTTACTTACCGACAAATATCGTAGGGAAAATATTTCAGATGATGTTGCAGAATTGAGTTCTGAAATAGCAGAGGACTTCGGTCATGTAATAAATGCGTTTGATCAAATAAATCCGCACATAGACGAAGATTTTACTCGCGGTACAAAATTTCGTTTCTATGACGCGCCTACTGATAAAATTATCAAGGTGTCATTTGAATATGAAAATTTATCAGGGGGTAAAGATGAGGTCTAAAACAAATGGACATTATTATTCTGATATTCAATTCATAGGAAGAGATATTAGAGTTAATGTTAGGCAGGTAAAATTTGATCAATCCATAGACGGAATATCAGGCTCAGGCTGGATTGCCTCAGTTGATGATAAACCTCTATCTAATATGTTCGACTTCAAAACTACTCGCAGTCATAAGAAAAAAGATTGTATCAAAGCTTTGAAACAAATCTTGGCTAGGGCTTACAGTAGAAAAATGCGTAATGAATTTAAAATTCATCTTGGCGATATAGATGATGATACTTTATTTGACGCGACATATTCTGAAACTGAAGTAGGGGCATTAAAATAAAAAAATGGCGGTCAAAAAAACCGCCATTTTAAATTTTTAGAGATACTGATCCACCCCCACAATTTTTATAGATCATATTCTAAGATAGCTAATCT